CTCAATCACCTTGATACGCTCAGAAGCGAACAGGCTCTTGTCCGTCACCATCGGAAGGTCGTTGCAGGAAAGCCAAAGGGTAAATTGCGGCTTGAAGGTGATAGCGGACTGATACAGCGCACGAGCTGAGATTTCTTCACCACCTGTGAGCTGTTTGATTTTCTCCTCGTCCAGCTTGCCGTACTCGTTGCTCTCGGACATGGTGACGAACCTCTTGCCCTTGAGTCCGGCCAAAGTCGGGGAAGCGGCTTCTGCGTCCTTCTGCCTGTCACCCCGGCAAATCATACCCACGGGAACCACCTTGGAATAGTCACCAAGCATGGTCTCAATGGTATTGAGGAGAGTGGACTTGCCGTTTCTCGTGGTCTTGCCGTGGAGAATAAACATACACTCCTCGTTGCTCATGCCGAGCATGGAGTAGCCCAAAGCTCGTTGCAGAAAGTCGGCCTTGTCCGCATTTCCCTCAGTCACTTCCTCGATGAACTTCTCCCACCGCTCACAGCGAATGTCCCGGCGAACCGTGTGCTTGAAGTTGGTCTGCATGGTGAGAAAATCGTCCCACCGAGCTTCCCGGAAGGTGAAATCCTCCAAGCTGTATGTGCCATTCAGACAGTTGATAAGGTAGGGGTTAGAGTCGAAGTCCGTTGCGGCGATACGAAGTTCGCCCGTAGCGTCCTTGAGAATCCTGTCCCTCATGCGGCGGTCTCCCATACTGTTGACGAACTTGGTGTAGTTCTTCCGGGTATCATCGTCCGTGATTTCCCCACAGTAGAGAATCATGAGCCGCACGAAGTCCTTTATCTTCTCAGACACAAGGATAGCACCCTCGTCCTTGCGCCACGCTCCCTCATGGTAGGTGTACCAGCTCTTATGTTCGGGGCAGTACCGGGCTTCCCGGTTGTAGAGCATACCGAACAGGTTTGCCATACCCATTTCAGACCACTCAAAGCCGGAGCTGGTCTCGTCCGCTCTTTCCGGGTGGTAGCTCTTAATCATGTACATCTTGTCGGACAAGTCCTCGTCCATGATTATCCTGCCGGAGTGAAGCTCAAAGAGTTCTCGGTCTACATTTGCCATAAGCTCACCCTACAAAGTCTTTGAGAGCTACCACGATACCGCTACACCTCTCAAGACTTCCCTTCCTCTTATACTCGCCGTTGTCGAAGATGAAGATGTGTCCCTCGTGGTCGGTGGCGATACCACAGTTGTTCGCAACAAGAATCATCTTGAGAAACCCAAGAGCCTTGTTGACAAGAGACTTCACATTCTCACTCATGGTCGTTGTCCTCCGAAATGGCCGCAATGTAGGGGAGGTCGTGAAGAATCTCGCACAGCTCATTCCACTCGTCCAGCTTGTGACCCTTGCGCTGACGAAGAATGGTGAACACATTCTCGTAGTTCATGGTGATGGTGCGCTTCTGATTGTAGGAAGTCGGAAGAAGCTGAATCAACTGCCACCAATCCTCTTTGTTCTTGCTCTCAAGATAAGCGGAGCGGTAGAGATTGAGGTTGTTGATAACCATGTCCATGAGATTTAGGTTGCACTCGGCAAGGTGTTCCAGCGAGAAGTCCTCCCGCACGAACTCCTTGGCGGCGATTTTGTGCATGGTCGAGCAGGAGTTCGCCACGGTTCCCACCTTGTAGGTGTCAAATTCCTTCCACCAATAGAAGGGAGCCGTAATGTCCAGCGAGACGAAAATCTGCCGGAGGTACTTGCGGTGTTCCGTGCCGCCCTTAAACAGTCGGCGCATGAGAGCGAGGTCGTTCTCCCCGACAAAGAACTCGAAGGGAGCGGTCTCAAGAGTCTCCGGGTCTTCGATGTGGGTTTCGTAGCTGTCGGACTTGTCCCACGAATTGAGCGGGTTCCTCATGCCACGAATAGCGTGTCTGAATCCCCACACTTCGATATTTTCAACCTTAATCATGATGAAAACCTCCTATTTTTTATTCATCGGGGAGCGGGGGTAAACCCCGCCCACCCGGTTTACATAACTTATTCGATGGTCTCCTCGTAGGACTCGGAGAGGGCGTTGTGCCGGATAACGATGTTGGAGTTCTTGGCCGAACCGTTACCAGCGGCCACATTGTACTCCTCGGAGACGCTTGCCCCGGAGTCGGAGGTGAAGAACTCCACCAGCCAATCGGCCAGCGTGTCAGCGTCCACAGAGTTCTTCACAGCCTTGGCGAAGAACGGGACGAGGGAAACGAAGTGAGTCTCGGTGTAGAGCTTCTTGGCAATCCTCGTCTCACCCTTGTCAATAAGGGCAGAGTGAGTATCGGACACCAGCCCGAAGACCTCCTCCATAGCGGTACGCTGAGAATCGGTGATGGTCGTGGTCTCAAACAGCGGATTGAAAGCACGGCTCTCGAAGGAGACCTCCTCGATGGGAAGGTTCATCATGCACCATACCTTCATGACAATGGAGACCTCGTTCTTATTGTCCCTCGCCTTGTCGGTGAGCATTTCCTCGAACATGGCGTGAGACCCAATGTCGAGCAGAAGCTCGATGTTGTTGCAAGAAGCAAGCAGACGGGACTTAGTACTCAGCGGCTTCCCGGCATTGAGACGCTTGAACAGCTCCCGTTCCTCCTCTTTGGTGAGGTTGTCGAAGTAGGTCACGGTGAACATGGTGGAATTGAGAGAGTCTTGCAGGGCTTCGGGAAGTTCGCTGAACTTCATGCTGGAGATGTTGACCTCATGCTCGGTGTTGTCGGCTTCGTCATGGTATTTCACCGGGGGAAGCTCGGTCAGAGCGAACTTGTCCTCAAGGTACTGTCCCACGGTGGAAAGTCTCTGCTTCCCGTCCATGATACTGTACAGAGCGTTCTTGCCCTCAGAGGAACGCTTGGCGAAGATGGGAGGGATAGGATAGCCGAGAATCATGCTCTCAATGAGAGCGGATTTCCGCTTGCGCTCCCATACATAGCTACGCTGGACGATATGCTCAAAGTCAATCTTGCCATTGACAATCATGTTCTTGAGCTGTTTGGCACTCCACGAGATACCAGCCTTTTCGAGACTCATTGTAAAATCCTCCTTATATTATTTGATGGTGAGTCTATCAAGGAGCTGTTCATAGAGGGTCTTATAGACTCTCAGCTCCACATCGGTACTGTCGTTTCTCTCCGCAACAGGAACAGGAGCCGTAACAGGCTCGGCGGCGGGAGCCATGATACCGAAGGAACACAGGAGAGCGGTGTCAATCGCTTTCATCTCGGTATCAGAACAACTCCGTATGAAGTCCTCCAACCGCTCCTTGGAAACGGTCTGCACATTCTCGCACATGGCCGTAGAAGGAACCTTGCAGAGAACAGGGACATGAGTTGGAAGGGGCTTCTTGTCCTTCGTAGTGAGGAACACGACCTCCACATTAGGAGAGAACTTGTTGCCCTTGTTATTGGAGACGATAACAGCGGGGCGGCTTCCTGCGGGTTCGGAGCCGACAACGGACTTTGCCCCGGTCACGAACCAAATGTCTCCTCTGAGATAATCGGTATTGTAGTCGTACATGATGTTCTCCTCTCATTGCGCCCCACAAGGGGGCGCAGATTTTAGATTTTGAAAGCGGGGCGAACACCATAAGCGGTGGAAGCGTCGGAGTAGACCGCAAAGCCGGAGTTGCCCACATAGGCGAAATTGGAAGCGGTGTTTTCGACACGATTCTGTAACCAATACCACTCCCATTCATCGGTTCCCTTGCCTTGGAAAGCGATACGGTTCTTTCTCTGCTTCATCGGCTCAAGCCGCACCCCATCGTCATGTTCACCGTAGGAGTTCTCACCGAAGACCTCCTGCTCGGTCAGCAGACGGAGCTTGTCTTCACCGTAGACGGGTTTCATGCGGGTCTTGAGGTAGTCGGGGAAGGTGGGGAAAATCTTCTCCTGCAAGGTCTTTCTGAGGTCGCTGGTCTCGTACCCGCCGAGGTTGGTGTTGTCCTCGTTCATGGGGTACTCGTCCTTGAGACAGTCCACGAAGACGAACAGCATACCATCGGCTTCCTGCCGCATTGCCATAGCGGAGACCTCCTCACCCGTGGAGAGCGTGAAGTCAATCACATCACCCACCATGTAAGAGCCAGCGGGGAACATGATAGACTGTACTTCCGGGGTAATGTAGAAGGTGCGGCGAACCTTGACCGCTTCGGCCTTGCACTCCTTCTCCTCAAGAAACTTGGTGAACTCGTCCAGCAGGGCTTTCTTTTCATTGGTAGTCATGGGAAAAATCCTCCTTAATCTTTGTCGGACTATTTCTTGTCCTTTTGTGATTATAAGATAACACAATCAAGATTGTTTGTCAATACCTTTTTCAATATTTTTTATCCTTTTCGTGTTATCTCTTGTAGCGGGTCACGCTGTTGCAGATAGTTCGCAATTCGGCCTTGCCCAACGAAGGGTCACAGGCCACGGTGTTGGCATACACCAGCTCGTCAAAGATTTGCTTCTTGCTATACCCAAGGTTGTGGAGCATACCAGCGAGAGAGGTCATGCAGATATTACGGCTTCCCGCTGGAATACGAGGGTACACAGGCCGGAGTTTGATACGGTTGTTCTCCGGGAGTTCCCAAATAGGAGAGTAGATACGGCTCCCGTAGGTGGAAGACTGTTTCTCCCGCCGGGTCTCCGGGAAGTATTTCTCCACCACATAATCAATCGCTTCTTGATTCTCCTCGATAGAGCGATAGAGCAGGGTGTCCCCGGTCATGATGAAGTACCGAGCGGACTTGTAAATCTCTACCCCGGCGAGATTGTTCTTTCCCTTGAAGGGGAGCGTTCCCCGGAGTATGATGTGAAAACCCCTACCACTCTTGGACTTCTCCGTGTAGCTCTCGCACTTGCCGATAATGTCAGCCGCAAGAGGACTCATGAGACCATCTTCATCGTAGCCAACATCAATGTCTATTCCGACAAATCCGTTGTCGTTGAACACGAACCCACAGTAGTCATAGACTCCCTTCTCCACAGCTTCGAGAGCCGTGGAGAAGTTCGCCCATGTAGCAGGGTTGGTCGATGAAGCGGCTTCGTTCTCAAAGGCTTTCATCGGGACTTTGCTACCATCACGAGTACAGACCCATTGATTCAGCTCTTGAAGTTCATCGGGTATGTTCTCATAATGGTTCATCAGATAAGCCCTCTCCTCTTGGCAACCTTGCGTTCCAGCTCACCAATGAGCTTCCATACGGTGTCCTGCTTGATACCCTTCTGCTTGGAGAGCTGGTACACATTATCAGGAACGGTATCACCCTCCCGATAGACCGTGAGCAACATCTCCTTGTCCTCCTCGGAGAAGTCCTTGAGAGCGTTCTCACAGGCCAGCCAGTTCTTCTTGTCGGAGTCCGAGCGGAAATAGTTGGGCTTGTTTGTATGTCGAGCGTAGAATCTCATGCAATGCTGGACATACTCAGAATAGAAAGTTCTTGCCATTGTCGTTTATGCTCCTTCACTCAAAAATTCAATGACCTCGGTGTAGTTGTCACAAATCATCTGCAACTCGTCCTTGCCCCGTTTTTCACGAGCGCACACTTGGCGATAGAGTTCATCGTCACGCAGAGCTGTGACCTCGTTGGTGATAAGGGAGTTCAAGACTTGCGGCTCAAGAGCGTCCAGCTCCCAAGATTCGTCTCCGAACTCGTCCATATACTTCCAGCACCTACTATCGGTGAGCTTGGCCGGGTTGGGCGGCGGGGAGTAGGTGTCCACCTGTTCCATCGTCAGAGCCACACGCTTGACCTCCACATCAGCACCGAACATATACAACCGTTCTTGAATATCACGGGTCATGTCAATGCCGGAAGGGTCATGGTCTCCGAGATGGATAATGTAGCGTCCTTCCCGGTTCCTCTGCCGGATAAACCGCTGTGCCGCCGCCCACATCTCAGATTGGGAGGTGTACCCACGGCACGAGAAGTACGGGGTGTCGATGGGATAGCAAGCCTGTCCCACAATGTCCACCAATGCGTCCTTCTCTACCCATACCTCCACATAGTTGGGTTGCCCTTCCCACTTGTCGAGGAGGTAGGAGTACCGAGCCGAGTCAATGACCTCGGAGGGATTGTCCCAATGAGAGCGGTGACGAAGGTTGCGGGTGCGGTCTGTGATGGAGTTCCAGTCAATCAGACCAGCCAGCCGCCCATCGTTGATAAGGTTGCCGATGTTCTTGTAGGAACGCTCGTTGTTGGGGATATAGCCACGAGCCACCAACTGATAGTAGACCTGTCGGAGAGTCAGCTCGTAGCCCTGCTTGCTATACTCGTTCACGACCTTGTTCACAAGGTCAATGAGGACAAGGCTTTTGTCTCGAAACTGAATCTCCTTATACTTCATTCTCATGGCGAGAACCCCGCTTTCCCGGCTTCCTCTCGCCACCGACAGGCTCACCCTCGAAGTACCACTTATCGTCCACATTGATAGGGTAGCCGGGTCTGTCGGACTCCTTGAGAGTGCCGTTGTCGATGATGTGCTGTGCCGAAGCAACGGCCATCTGATTCTTCACAAAGTCCTTGCCCGTCTTGAGCAGGAAGTTGACTTTGCCGTTCACATTTTTCAGCTTATAGTTCATGATTTTTCCTCCTTGTTCCATTCGGAAATGTCGATTCCATAGTCCTTGAGCTTCCGGGTACAGAGCCAAACGCTATCGTCTGCGTCCATCTCGTACCGATTGACGAGGGCTTTGATTTCGGTGGAGAAGTAGTCGTAGAAAGCTCTCAGCCGCTTCTTACCGAAACCGAACTTCTCATGCAGTAGCCACAGCACGAGAGCGTCTATCTCGTCAGCGTTCTTGAGGTCATACTCAGCGCATTGCCGGAGAATTTCTTCGTCAATGGCTTTCTGCTCCTTGGCATTGAACTGGACACCGAAAATACGGCCACCAGCTTTCTTGAACACGGCCATCTCTACACACCCTTCACATGGGACGCAATCATGTCCGCTTGGTGCGTCCACAGCACATTCGGGTATCTGTGAATCGCACGGGTGTAATCGTTCCACTCCTCACGCTCCACAAAGGCTCCCATGTGATAGCGAATACAGAGAACTTCCTCCTCTGTCAGTCTCAAAAGCTGAGACAGGAGCATGACCGATTTATCGCCGTGACCTTTGAGGAGCGTGTCAGACCGATACTCCCAAGCATGGGTGTCCTCGACCTTTGTACCGAGAAGGTCTTTCACCACGAAGGGGTGCTTGTATTGGTCGATTTTACAGAGGTCATGGAAGATACCCACGATGTAGGGGCTTCTCTCCCTCTGCCATGTCAGACCATTCTTCTCAGTCAGCTCCACCAAAGCGTTCATGACCTCGAAGGAATGGTCGAACAGACCTCCTTCATAGTTGCCGTGATACTTGGTGGAAGCGGGAGCTTTGAAGAACCCATTGTCAATGAGCCAATTCAGAGCGTCCGTGGAAATCTCGGTGGCGGCTCTTGTGTTACAGAACAGGTGGATTCTATCGTTTTCGTTCATAAGTCACCCTCCTTCCGATGGAGACTCCGCTCGGCTTCAAAGCCGTTGGGATAACGCTGTCTGAGCTTGTCCACATTCATCTGAAAGACCGTCTCAAGGTCATATCCGATAGCGTGGGCGGCAACGGCGAGATACCAAGCCACATCTCCGAGTTCCTTTGCCATGTGAGCCTTGTCCAGCTCATGACCTTGAAACAGGTGCTTCTTTACGAGGTCAATGCACTCGCCGGATTCGCCGCACAAGCCCATAACCCCGTTGGCAAGAAGGTCACGCTCACTAAGACCGTTGGCCGTTCTGAGAGCTTCCTTCTGATACTCATTCGGTGTCATGCTTACCCTCCAATTCCAAGAATTTATTGAGATACCACACAGCCTTTTTCACATCTTCCTCCGGGGAGGAGTGTTTGCTCATACAGCGGTAGAGGTACTTGAAAGCGTTGCAGATACAAAAGCCCTTGACATTCTCTCTACCGATTGCTTCTTCCATGACCTCAATGCACTCGAATTTCCCGGATTCATAATGCGGCGGGTGATTTACCATATCGCTCATAGCTACCTCCTGTGGAGGAGGGGGAGACAAGCTCCCCGCTCCTTAGTTTCCAAGCAGAGCGTCAAGGTCAAGTCCCTTGGTAGCCTTGGGAGCTTCTGTGGGCTTCTCAGCGGCTTTCTGAGGGGCTTTCTTGGTGGCGGGGGCGGGAGTGCCCTTGGTCTCTTTGCCGAGCGTCAGCGCACGAGCCACAGGCTCCTCGTCAAAGTATTCGGCGGGGGACTTGTCCCCAAGGTTGGCGAAAGTCACCATCTTATTGGGGTCTTTATTGGAGGGGAGCTTCGTGTGTTCGACCTCCGCACAAATGAAGTGGTCGATAAGCTCCTCCGGGTCAATGTCCTCCAAGGTGAAGTCGTTCATAGCGGTCTTGGCGAAGTAGGAGAAAGCGTTCATAGCTCCCTCGTTGAAGGTATCGTCTTGGTTCTTGATGGAAAACCGCTCCGTGTGAGTCATTCCCTGCGCCGTGACGAGCTTGACCTCAATCTTGCCAAACTCCTCGTCATAGGTAGCGTCATAGATTCGGAACACATAGGTTCCTTCGGGAATCAGAGTGAAACCACTCGTCATGGGGATTCGTGCCATAGTTTTTTCTTCCTCCTTAAAACAGCGAAGTTTTCTTGGGTGTGGTGCCGTTGTCCACGAGAATACGGGTCAGTTCCCATGCCTGTTCCTCAGAGAACCCGGCCTTGACGAAGGACTCGTACTGCTCAAACAGCTCCACAGCCGCCTTATCCTTTGCTTCCACACGGGAAGCGGCTTCCATCTCGCCCTTTGCGGTAGAGAGCTGGTCTCGAAGGGCTTTGATTTCCTGTTCCAGCTCGGTCTTTGTCTTTGCCATTTTACTGTTCCTCCTTGATGGTGCTTACCGTCAGACGGTAGCTAATGTCGGGTGCTGTGGTCGTGTACTTCTCGTAGAGACCGTCAGCCTTGAGAGCTTCCTCATTCACGGTGGTCTTCTCCTTCTCGGTCTTCGAGAGCGTCCATACATAGGACGAACCCTTGACCTCGACCTTTTTATCACCGGGTCGGAACTGCTTCATAGCGTGTTCCTTGAGAAGTTCATTGATTTTCTTGAGCCGTTTCTCCTGCTTGGCGATAGCCGCCGTTGCCTTGTCCACCTCGGCTTTCAGCCCCTCGGCTTCTTTCACGAGAGCGTCAATGTCGGTGTCCGGGGACAGGGTGTTGGTGCGGAGAGCGGCGAGAATTTCAGCGTCCTTCTTCTCGTCATAGGCCGGGGAGATACCCGTGTCCACATGGTCGTGCCACCACTTCTCCACAGCCGCAACCTTCTCAGCGAAGTCGGGATAACGCTCAGAGACCTTGAACTCCACCGTAATGGTGTTCTTCACGCTCGGCTTGTAGTTCTCGGGGTGTTCATAGTCCTTGTCCGCAAGGAAGGAAGCGACCATGATTACATTGTCCACACCGAGCAGATAGGCATAGAGAGCGGCTTGCAGGGCGTAGTATTCGGGAACATCGTCAGCCCAATCCTCAGAACGCTTGGTGGTCTTCATTTCGAGAACTGTGTCCACTTCCCCGGTATCATCGTCAACACCGAGGTAGTCCCACATACCGCCGAAATGTTTGTTCTCCGGGAAGAAGTCACCCCAAGTCTTGTTGAAGTAGTCCTTACCGTAGCGGTCTGTCGGGGTAATGATGTTCATGCCGTAGGACTTCTTCATGTACTCAGCCTGTTTCGGCTCAATGGCCTTACCAGCGAGAGTGTAGATAGTGTCCTCGAAGGGAACCTCGTAGGTCTTGGTGATAGCGCACCACATCTCGAACTCGGTACTCCAAGGATTCAGACCGAGGATAGTGGCGAACCTCGTACCTGTAACCTTCTTGGTCTTTTTGGGAGGGTCAATCTTGACCTGTTTACTGTCGAGCCATTCCATTACTCAGCTTCTCCTTCCTCCAACATGGCGGTGATACGCTCAATCAGCGTCTCGCAATCGGACTTGGAAATGACCGTGAACCCTTCCGTCTGCACGGCAATCTGAGCAATCATTTCCTCCTTCTCCGGGTGCGCTTCCTTGAGCTTCTTGAGGACGCTCTTGAGACCCTTAATCTGCAAGGCCGTAGCGTTGTCCTCCGGGGCGGTCAGCTCCTTCTTGACTTCCTCTCTCTGAGCGGGAGTGGCCGGGGGAGCTTTGGGGGCGGGAGCAGGGGTGTCCTTCTCGGTGGTCGGCTCAATGGTGTCCGGCTCACAAATGTCGAGAGCCACCATGTACAGATAACGGCGAAGGTAGGTCTGAGCAGAGCCGAGAGCCTGTACCGGGTTCACCATCTTATTTTCCGAGGGGTAGCGCATGGGGGTGGAGAACTGAATCGTCTCCTCCGGGTTGTCGGTGTTCACCATCGTCATGACAGCCTGTTCCTCGGTAAAGGACACGAGCGGGATAAGACCTACCTCGGTAAAGATACCGATTGCGATAGGTACAATATCGTCCAGCTCGAAATACTTGTACCGAAGCTCCATGTGCTTCCCGCTCTTTGAGACACCATGCTCAAGGAACTTGGCTCTCGCTGAGAGCAACTTCTGATACACATTGGCCGGGGTTGCCGGGGTTTCGGGTTTCTTGGTGGTCGTTGCCATTTTCTTTCTTCCTCCTCGTGGTTTCTTTTCGGGTTTGATACCCATGAAATCGTTGATACGCTTCTTTGCCAATTCGATGTAGAAGGTCTTATCCACATCGGTAATGGACAGGTGGTTATCGTTGTCGATAACGCAATGCTCCGGGAGCATTTCGATTTTGGCGGTGGACTCGTCTTCGGTCTTGACCTTGAACAGTTTCCCGTACCGCTCGTCCGCTGTGGCGTAAACCCTGTTCACTCGCTGGACGGGTTCTTTCTCACCGTCTACGAGGTGATAGGCTTCTCGGTACTTCATACCCGCCTTGGCGATAAGCTGGAACTGGAAAATATCGTCACAGCCATTGATGGTTTCTTCTACCGGGGTTCCGTTGACGAAATACTCTTTCAAAGCGGTTGCCACGATACAGGCATTGTTGTTGATGTTAAAAGCTCCTGCCGGGGCGATACCTCTCACGAGATACCCACCTTTGCTCTTGGCCTTGCCGCTCGGTTGAACCTCGATGTAGTTGTTCACATCTTTCTGAGCAATCTGCTTGATACTATCCTCCTCAAGCTCAAAGCCCGTCCGCTCCTGCCACTCCTTGAAGATGGAGTCGGCCAGCTCGTAGTAGTCCTTGTGGAACTCGACCATGATACCGTCCGTATTGAGCTGGACGATTCGTAGGCCGGGGACTTCCTTGAACAAATGCTCGGCCAGCTCCAACAGGAAAAGTTGTCCTGTGACGCACACGGAGCGTCCCATGAGGGGGTCAAACAGGTCGTTGTACTGATTCAGCGAAGCACCGTAGGTCGTGTTCACAACGAGCTTGAGAGCGTTTGCGGTAGCGGTGTCTCCTGCGGCCTTGGCTTGCATACGCCGTTCCAGCACATCGGAGAAGATAGCCGCTTGAGGAATGTTTCGAGAGGTGTACCCATACAGCGTCATGAGGTGCGGGTAGTAGCTTCCAACATCTTGGTTTCGGATAATTCGGCCACTTTCGTCTTCCACCCAAATGAAGTTCGGGATAGCTCCGTGAATACCACCGTAACCGATAGTGACGGGACACTCACCCACAGCAATTTCCAGCTTGTCAGAGAACACTTCCTTGTCGGTGAGTGATTCGTCCTTCATTTTGTCGAAGAACTCAAACACCTCCGGGGGGATATACTCTCTGAGGAGATTTGCCGGGTACTGATAGGCTCTTTCATCGTTGTGCGGAGCTTTTGTGGCCTTGAGGAGAGCGGCGGTCAGCTTGGCGTTTGTCATGCTCATGGCTTTCACATCGTCCAGCCCTGCCAAGCGGCCAATGTTGATTTTGTTCTTGAGATAGTCTTTGCGAAGGTCGATAAGCCGCTCGGTGGTGTCAACATCGTGCTTACAGTAGAACTCCGTCTCCCTGCGCTCGTCCTCGGTGAGCGGCCTGTCAATATCGAAGGGAACTGTGGATTCCTGCACCGACATACCGAGGTGTCCTTCAATCGCTTTGAGGGACAAGCCCATCTGCATATCGTCCTTAACATCGACATTGTTGAAATGGAAGTAGAAGTCCTTGAGCATGGGGCAATCCCAACCCTGCCCTCCACCGACGATGAAGTCATTGACTTGCTTGACTTCCTCCGGGGTGAACCCTGCAATAATCGCCTTGATGATGAATTGGTCGTAGTGCTTTGAGTTGAACCCTACATAAATCAATTCCTCATTGATACACGCCTTGACCGCTTCATTGTCGTTCCAAATACAGGTGTAGTTGCCAGTTTCCTTATCCTTGAGAGTCACGAGGAAGTCATAGGCGAAGACCTCCACATCGTAGGTAATAAGTCTCATGATTCCTCCTCTCCAACGAAGTAGCACCCGTTCTTTCGGTAGGTGGTACACCGATTCTTATAGCTCCTCATGAGGTACGCAATGTTGTCTACGAAATCGTAGGCAATCGGGTTGGCCTTGCCCTCGTGAGTTCGAGCGATTCTCCCGATACTTTGAGTCACCACAGCGTAGTCCTTCTGAGGGGTGGTGAGGAACAGCCGCTCAAGACACGGTATGTCCAGTCCTTCTTTTGCGAGAGAGTAGGTGGCGAACAGGTACTTTTTCTTGCCAGTCCTCATGTCCTCCATAGCCTGTTCCCGCTCGGCCTTGCCCTTCTTGGAGGTCATTTTTCCGCTCACCATAACCGCTTTCCCCTTCATTTGAGGGGGCAAACGATTCATGAGAGCTTCTAAGTGTTCCAGCCTGTCGGAAAGAATCAAGCAGGAGTGGTCGGATTCGTGGGCAATCCAGCCGGAGATGTAGGCCGTGCGGTTTTCGTCTTCACAGAGGTAGGTAATCAGCTTCGTGTAATTGAGCGTTCCATCGGTGTTCAAACACGCTCGGCTTATCGGTGTCCGTGTTCCCACGGTCTTGATACCAACCTTCATGATTTTGTCTCCCACGGCTTCCTCCGGGACGGTGTAGACGATTTCTCCGAGGAGAGCGTGTGTAGCTACTATCATTCCGTCAGAACGGTGTACGGTAGCTGAGAGACCTATCTTGTGCCGTGCGGCAAGGGCATTAAGAACCTTTGAGAACTGAGTCACAGCCGTAGGGGTTCCCGTGCAACGGTGGCACTCGTCCACAATCACAATGTCCCACAGGTCTCGATAGAGGGTCATGTCCAGCTTGCACATGGTCTGAATGGTGGCGAAGGTGATACCCTCACCGATGTTGACCTTGCCCTCCGTAATCGTTCCGATAAGGTCTTTGTCCATGTACAGCTCTGCACGGGCTTTACTCTGATTCAGCAAGTCCAGCGTGTGAGTGAGCCATAGAGCTTTCTTACCGAACTTCTTCACGAGAGCTATTCCCATCTGTGTTTTTCCGCTTCCAGCGGGGCTTCGGAGTATGCCGTATTTGGCCTTGTAGACGCTCTCTACGGCTTCCTCTTGGTAGGGGTATAACGGAACCTCTTTTCCTCCATATGCCACCAGCGGAGCTTCTGCGAAGCGAGGGGCGTATTCTGTGTCCTTCGGTGCGAACTCCGGGAATCTCCGTAGAGTTCCGAAGGGAAGCACAAGCTCTTTTCCTCTCTGCTCAAACAGACTGAGCTTTGCCGGGGTGTTCCCAAGCCACAAGTGCATACGAGCTTTCTTTGCGTATTCCGGGTTCGGGATAATGAGGTTTTTTCTGCACCATTGAAGGACTTCTTCGGGGTAGTCCGTGATGGTGAGAGTGTTGGAGACTATGACATTCATCGTTCCAGCCACCTCTCAACCGGGAGTCCCACGGAGCGTATCTCCTTGGCGTTGAAGCTCCCTTGAGCTTCCTTGTAGTAGACAATGACTGAGTGAGGAACCATGTAGATTTCCTCGTCCAGCTTGAGAGCGAACCAGCCCTCGCCGTTTCCACATTCCTCCCATAAGCTCATTGAAAGGTCTTGGTTCTCCTCCATTCGGGAGAATGGGAACTTGCCGTTGGAACAGACCTTGCAATCAATCAGATAACTTCGTCCGTCCTTCACCGCCAGCACATCGGCGGGTTGTCCGCTTGCGTTCTGAGCGAGATTGTGCGCCCAATAGCCCTTTTCAAACAGAAGCTCACATAGCTGAGTCTCGAAGTCATTGCCGAGTTTCTTATTGCTCATGGCTTGGTCTCCAGTTCTTCCAGCTCGTCTTCGAGTTCTCTGTATTTGTCTCTGAGAGTGTCGAGCTTACCTTCGTATTCCTCCCTCAGTTCCTCCAAAGCCGTGTCTTTTTCAACAATCAGCTCTCGGAAGTATTGAACGGAGTCGTAGCCCATGTACTGCTCCAACAGGTACTCGAAGTCTTGAGGATTGAACAGGGTTTCCACCTTGCCATCATTGAGCGATATTACTCTTGGCATTTGCGGCTACCTCCTCGTAGTTCCTCCACAGCTCCAAGATAATGTCCGTATAGCCAGTAGAGAAGATTCCCTGCTCCCACGCTTTCTTCGCTCCGTAATCACCCATGTTGTAGGCCATCAGAGCCTTGGCGTAGTTACCCTCGTATTTCTTTAGGTAGCTACCGAGAATCTGTACCCCACAGAAGATGTTTTGGTAGGGGTCAAGCATATTCGCACATCGGTATTCCGATTTCAAGAAGCTGTGATTTACTTGGTTTATCTGCATGAGACCGTAATCATCGGTCTTACTGATAGCTTCGGGATTGAACTGACTCTCATGCTCGACCATAGCCAGCACTAAGGTGATAGGTACACCGTTGTCGGCACACACCTCATACATGAAGCGTTGAAGACTATGAGAGAGCGGTACATCGAAGTAGAACACCTCCGAAGTCTCCGGGAGCTTGTCAGCGTCATAGGTCGGAACCTCCACCGTCTCGGTGAGTGTCACGGTCTCCGTGATGGTCTCGGCCTGTGACTTCCCGATGAATAACCCCACTACACCACCGATAAGCACCAGCATGAGGAGAACAATACGAGCTTCTGCTCTCATTACCTTGCGTCTGCTGACTCTGCGTGTTGTGTTTTCAGCCATTTTTGAAATTCCTCCTCGTTCTTAGGGTCTTGGTAGAACTTCTCCAAAATCCCCATCAATGGTCTTGCGAGGTCTGTAATCTGCCCCTCAGTCAGAATGGGACTCAATCTCGGTGCATACCTTGTCGCACTCAATGAGTACCTTCTTCGCCTTGGGGTAGGTGTTGATTCCCCTCAAAATGCTGGACATTTCCGAGGGTTGAACTACGATACCTCGCTTACGAAGTTCAAGAATCATGTCCACCTGTTTGAGTCCGAGCTTTTCCATACGCTCAAGAATCTGACTCATGCGAATTTTCCTCCTTCCGTTAGTTTTGAAATTCAGAATTGCCTTGACAAATAGGCGAATTGTTGTTATTATTGTTATTGGACTAATGAATAACAACTCCCTGTCAAAAAGCCACTTTTGAGAGGGTGGGATTCTTATTGCCATTCGCAAATCACGAACTTCATGGTCTTATTGTAATTCTTCTTATGCGAATTGTCAAGAGAAAAATTCGTGATTTGCAAATTTTTTTCTGAGAGGTGATTCGCTGTGACTTTCAAAGAGAATTTGAACAGGATTTGTAGAGAACGAGGAACAAAGTTGACACCTATGCTCAAGGAACTCGGCTACTCCACTTCCAAAGCAACGGCCATCAATAACGGGCAGATACCAAAAGAAGATACCTTGCTCGAATTGGCAAAGTACCTTCATTGTTCTGTTATGGACTTTTTCGCTGACGAAGAAGACCTTCTCCCGAAGACGGTCAAGGCCGATAATGAGGACGAGGAAGACATTCTCCGTATCTATCGTTCCCTCTCCCGGAGAGCCAAGCATGAGTTCATGAGCATGGTCTACGAGTTCGAGAACCGTAAAGAATTAGAGGGGGATAATACAAGTGCTGTCGGCTGAGAAGGTTATTCCGATTGACCTACTCAGACGCAAAAGGGTATTGGAGGTGAGACTACGAAAGCGGTAATCTATGCAAGATATTCCAGCCATGCTCAGAGGGAGGAGTCCATTGAAGGACAGCTCCGTGAGTGCCATGAGTACGCTCTCAAGAATGGTTTCACCATCATCAACGAATACATTGATAGAGCTATATCGGGCAAGACCGACAATAGACCGAGCTTTCAGCGTCTCATAAAGGATAGCGAGAAGAAGCAGTTTGAAGCGGTTATCATGTACACCCTTGACCGCTTTGCTCGAAATCGCTATGACTCGGCAATCTACAAGGCCAAGCTCCGAAAGAACGGTGTCAAGGTCTTCTACGCCAAACAACCCATGCCGGACACCCCGGAGGGCATTATCCTTGAATCCGTCCTTGAGGGGTATGCTGAGTATTACAGCGAAAACCTGTCCCGTGGTATAAAGCGAGGAATAAGGGAGAACGCTCTAAACTGCATAGCCACAGGTGGGGCGAATATGCTCTTGGGGTACACCGTGGGAGAGGACAGGAAGTACGCTGTTGACCCTGTGGGAGCCAAAATCGTCCAAGAGATTTTCCAAATGTACGCTGACGGGAAATCGGCCACCCAAATCATCAACTATTGCAATGAGCAAGGGTACAAGACCGCAAGGGGCAACTCCTTCAACAAGAACAGTCTCAAGACGATTCTCCGCAACGAGAAGTATATCGGCACATACAAGCTCATGGACATTGTTGTGCCGGGAGGTATGCCAGCCATTATTGATAAGGCTCTGTTCGACAAAGTTCAAGCCATGCTCAAACATACGGCCACAGCGAGAGCGAGAACCAAGGCTCACGAAGACTACCTTCTCACGGCCAAACTGTTTTGCGGTCATTGTGGGTGTCCAATGGTCGGTGAGAGCGGAACCTCGAAGACTGGGGTTGTCCACCATTACTACAAATGCACCAAAGCAAAGCGAGAACACGCTTGCCGGAAGAAGTCTGAGAAAAAGGATTGGATTGAGGAGGTAGCAGTTCGCTACACCGTAGAACGAGTCTTGACCGATGAAAACATCAAGCTCATAGCGAAAAAAGCTATGGAGATTATTGAGAAGGAGTCAGCGGACACGACCTACCTTGAAGGTCTGAGAGACCAGCTCAAGGACATTCAGAAGAAGATAAGGAACCTTGTCTCAGCCATTGAGCAGGGTATCATCTCCTCCACGACCAAGGAGCGGCTTGACGAGCTTGAGCAAGAGAAGTCCGAGGTGGAAGGACTTATAGCCCGTGAAGAAATGAAAAAACCGCTCTTGAACGAGGAGCGAATAATGTATTGGCTCACTTCGTTCAAGAGCGGTGACATTCGGGATAAGGAGTACCAGCGTAGGGTGATTGACACTCTCGTGAACTCCCTGTATGTCTACGATGAAGACGATGGGGGCAAGCGGATTGTGTTTACCTTCAATATATCCGGCAACAACACAGCTACTCTAACGAGTTCGGATATTGAGCGTTATGCTCCACCATACTGTGCAAATCCGAACACCGTGTTCTTCGTAAAACATACATTCGGGTTTGTACTCAAGATTGAGAACGCTGATTAGTAGTCAGCGTTCTTTTTCTTGGGTTCATCGTAGGTCATAGCCAGCTTGGAGTCCTGCACACCCTCGGTGGTCGGGTCGGTGACGATACCGAGAATAGCGAGAACAACGAAGACCGCATTGACAACGGCGAGGAGCTTGTCGCTCAGACCGCCAAGGTCAATCTGAATCTCGAAGACCGCCGCCACGACCTGTACGAGCAGGAGAACGGCGGGAATCAGAGCCAGCCAAAAGTTCTTGTTCTTGATACGAACCTTCCAGTTAATCATAGCGTTATACCTCCCTCAGTTTGGTGGTGTAGTCCAGCGAAATCCAGCCAGCACCGCTCTTGAGCTTGCCCCATCTCGAAGCACCTGTGCCGTTGGACTCAGCAACAATGGTGTAAACCCCGCTGTCACGGATAGCCCCAACAACCGCATTTTCCGTACCGGGAGCCTTGCGGATATTAAGTACCGTAGCGTCCACCACAACGAGATAGGGACGGAACTCTTTCTCGGTGGCGGCAGGGGTTTCCTGCGTCTTGCCGGAAGCATACTTGTCGTAATACTTCTGACCGTAACCCGCTCTTGCGTTCTTCACAGCGTCACTCATGTCGGCGGGTTTCTCGAACTGAGTGAGTACCACATCGGACGCTTCCTTGACGGAAGTTGCGCTTGCAAAGGTGGACATGACCGTTTTGTAGGTCTGAATCTCCGTCCACAGGAACTCCAACTGCATAGCGAGGTCTCCAATGGACTTCTTCACAGACTTAGCGTAGTCAAGGAGAGCTTGCTTCCTGCTGTAATAAGTCCATTGAGCGAGACCATACCCGGCAGAATCATGAACAAAGTTCCCATAGGAGCCATTGTCCACAGCGGCGGTATAAGAATCGTCCGTCATGCCGAGCGACTTCTCATAAGCGTTCTGCAAGTTGGTCGAGCGGAGACCGCTCTCAGCGTACAGATTACCCATGATACCAGCCACGGCAAAATCGCTCAGTCCCTTGCCCTTGAGAGTGTTCCAAATGGTCTTCTCCGGGTCAGAGACGGTGGCAGGAGCCACGGTAGCGGCAGGAGCCGAGGAGACGATGATAACCTCAAAGCCAGCGGCTTTCAGCTTCTCAGCCTGTTTCTCAGCGTTGCCCTTCTTCTTATACGCACCAGCCTGTACCTTGTACAGCCCGTCCACGGTGGTGATGAAGGAATCAAAGCCAGCGGCCTTGACCTTCTTGAGCAGAGCGTCAGCATTGCTCTTGTTCTTGAAAGCTCCCATCTGCACCCGATACAAGGTATCGGTGGTAGTGGTCGTGGTCTCCTCCTTGGTCGGAGCCGGAGCGGTAGAGCCGAGCTTGGCCGTGACCTTCTGAGCGAGGTCTCCGAGACGGTTGTACAGCCAATCGCCGGGACAGCTCTTGTTGGCGAACCAGCGGTGGACGGTCAACACCATCTCGTCAGCGGCGGGGGCGTAGGCAAGGGTCTTGTCCTTATCCACCAGCCACAGGAGCTTCGTCTTGCCGTTGCGCTTGCAAATGTCCACACACAGCTCAATGAGGGTGGCGTAGACCACATCTCTCATGGCATAGGGGTGAGTGGTATCAGAAGCGCACTCAATCGTGACAGCTCTTTGGTCGTTGGCATTGGAGGAGGTACACCACGAGCGGTTCTTCTCCTCCACATACATTCCTACCCGGCCATCAGCCCCGATACCGTAGTTGGAGCTTGCCTGTCGAGAGGTGGGAGCGAAGATGGAGCCAAGGGTTTCGATGGAGCATTGACCCACCACGCAATGAGGGGAGATACGGTCAATGGAGTGAGTTCTCTGCCCGGAGTGATTCGGACTCAGCCGGGTATAGGCTACCATAGGAGAATTACTCATTTTCATCGTCCCCCTTTCCGTTGCTCAGTTCGGCCAGCATATCGGGGGTGATTTCCTCCCCGTTCTGCTCGAAGTAGTTGGGTTCCTGCTCGTTGATTTCACAGAAATCGTTGTTGCACTTATTTTCTCGCATGGGGCTTGTCCTCCTTTTCCTTGAGGGGTAGGTGTTCAACCTCTTTCATGATTTTCTCCGCTGTCCCGTTGCCACCGAGCTTCTTGTACGGGAGATAGAGATAGTCATGGAGGTTTTCGTAATCGTCTTTGGTGATGTACCCCTGCTCGATGTAGCACGAGCCGAGGTAGCAAATCCTGTCATGGCCGAGTCCCTTCAACATCTGACTCTCGGCACTCTCCTTCGTCTCTCGCCGCTGGACGAGATAGGTGAGAAAAGCCCAAAAGCCTGTGCTTGCGAAGACCGAACCAACAATGCTGACAATCAGCGTAGTTTCAGAAATCATCGGATTGTACCTTCCTTGTTTGTAGTGATGATGGGGAGAGCCGGGAGACCAGCTCTCCCCGTTGCCTTATTCGATGATAAGGTCTTCCAGCTCAAGGTCAATGAGCAGTTCACGCACCTGTTCCTTGATAACAGCGGGAACGCTTGCGTAAGTCCTCTTGCCCTTGATAATAAGAGCGACATAGATAACGGCCATTTTTTCCACCTCCTTCCTTCTCAAAATGAAGACATAAGTTCCGAGCAATCGGAGAACCATATCAGCTCTCCTCCAACAGCTTCCGCACTTCCTCCCGAAGTCTTTCGGGAACATCATTAAGGGTTTTGACACCCTTGCGGATAAGGTCAGCGTAGATTTTCGCCATGATTAAACACCTCCCAAAATCATTTCGTAGACTTCTGCGAGAGCAACCTCCACATCGGTGAAGGTCTGCGTGATACGCTCCATCTGCTTCTGCTGTTCGGTCTTCTCACCGAGGACGAACCAAGACTTCCCACCATCGACACGATTGCTCATGAGAACCATGTCGGTGAAGGTCTCCTCGGTCTCACCATCGGAAATCTTGACGGTTCCGAGCTTGCCCTCGAAAACGGCATTGTCCAGCACCACATCGGAGATGTAGTTGTTGCCGTTCAGCTCAAGGTTCTTGAGCTTCGTTCCGTCACTCAGAGTGATTGTGTACATTTGCAATTACCTCCTTGCATTGTTTTAATAGCTCGTCTAAATGTTCCCTTTGCAGTTTGCTCATGAGCTTGTAGTGACTCTTGAACCAAGAGAAGTACCAATCCTCAAATTCCTGCGGGGTTTTGTAAATGCCCTTCCTCGCTACCTTCTTCATTCTGCGGCGCATGACCGTGAGACGCTTCGGGTTGATTTTCTGAATGACCCTCCCTGTGTCGGTGAGGGAGTATTGCACCTGTAAAAACCTCCAATAGTCCGACAGCTTGCAAATCCTCGTTTTCCGAAGGTTCACCGTGATACCTACGGTCTCCGCAATCACCGTAATGTCCTTGAGCAGAGCTTCCAAGAACTCTCTGCTGTCAGAGATTGCATAACTATCATCGGTGTACCGTGCGTAGAACTCCACGGAACAGAGTATCTTTACATAGTTGTCAATGGGTATCGGATAGCTTATTCCAGCCGTTTGAGCCACTTGGTCTCCAATGTTCAAGTGCTTGTCCATGAACTTCTCGCCAGTCAACAGCTTGGGGTCAATGAGTGCGTGTTCCAGCGAATTGAAGACCGTGTGCATACAGTCCTTGAACTCGTCTTCGTCCATGTAGGAAACATCGACTTTTGCACGGTCAAGAGTTTTCCGCAATAGCCACAGAGCGGTAGGGTCGTTCACATACTTCTTGACAAGCTCGTAAAACACCTCATGCTGAATGTTGTCGTAGTATTTCGAGTAGTCAATCAGTAGGATATAACCCTCATTGGAGCCGTGTTGTTGGTAATACCTCCGAAGATGAACCAGCAATCTTTTTCGTGTTAAATCTATTCCTCTGTCCTCAAGACTCGCACAGTTGTCATAGATAAGGTACGGTCTAATTGCAGGGGTCAAGCGTTCATCACAAAGACTGTGTTTCACGATTCTGTCCTCGAATTGCTCACCACTCACCCAACGGGTCTTTCCCCGCTCTTGGAGCTTGAAATCGGAAGTTGGCTTGAATTGGTAGGTGCGTTCTTTTACCTCCCTCTGTACTTTCGATAGACCCAACAGGTAGGTCATTTCATACTTTTGGACTTGAGGTTTCCAGTCACTACCCTGCTTGGCTTTCACAAAGGCTTCGTAGAGTGAATTTCCATCAAATATCTCACGCTGATAACCACAGCTCTCGAAAGAGGTGGTGTCGTGTTTGGCATTTACCGTCATACGGAAGGACAATCTCTCCTTTCTCAGCCCACGAAACGCTCAAATGGCTACTCAATCGTGGGAGGGAAATCGGGGCGAACACCATTAGCGTTGGAAGCGTTGTTGTAGTTCGCATTGCCGTTGTTGTTCACATTGGCGAAATTGGAAGCGGAATCAGAGATTGCCCCTTTGAATTTGTTGTCTGACCTTCGCCAGCCTTTGATAAGATTGATTTCTGTCTGTATTGATTCTCCGAAACGAAGGTAGGTGTTCACATCTACTGGGAGAGTTTCGATTGCGTACTGCAATTCTTGAGTCAGCGTGTAGCAGTACCCGATAGCCCTGTCTTGGTGGATTCGCCGTTCTGTCAGCTCCTCCGTGAGAGTAGGGTAAATACTGTTCGCAATGTAGACCTCCCGTGTGATTGCCCTCAGACAGTTCACAATGACTTGCCGTTCATCAGCGATAAACCACTCGTCAAATGCTTCCCATCGTGCTTTCAAACGCTCGTATGCGGCCTGTTGCTTGGAATCAAGCTCTTGGTAGGTCTTGCCGCCAAAACGCTTCTGCAACCTTTTCTCAGCCTTCTCCATGTCAAAGCCGAAGTCCCGGAGGAGCAAATCGGTAATGTCCTTCCGAAGTTTGTTCAAATGATGAAACACCTCGAATTGGGACGCTTTTCTTTTGCTTTTCAATACAGACATACTTTCAATCCTTCCGTTCCTGTGACCCACAAGGGGTCACAGATTTAAGATTTAATGGAGAAAGCGGGGCGAACACCAAGAGCGTAGGAAGCGTTGGCGTAGTTCGCATTGCCGCTGGTGGGCACACCGGCGAAATCGGAAGCGGAAACAACATCTCTCAGCCAGTAATACTGTCTGTTGCTCTGCATATGAGGAGCATGAGCGAACAGCGGGAACTGAGACTTGTCCACGGTATAATTGTTCGGCACGGTGGAACCGTCAGAGACAGCACCGAAGACCTTGCACCCATAGACATTCTGCTCGGTCATAAGCTCAATCTGAGAGTCATACCAAGAGCCGCCGCTCGGCCTACCGCTGGTGACAGCGTTCTGCAAATACTGACGATGGGTCAGAATGTGAGACTCACCGAAAGCCGCCTTGATAGTGGTCTTGGCCTGTTCCAGTCCCTCGGTGTACATCTTAGAGCCGATGTACGCACCATCAGTAGTGTTGGTGTCGTTCATAACATGGGTGTACAGGTTTGTGTCCGGCACAATCACGACATGGTGCGTGTTGCAAGCCGTATCGCCTGTGGTGAGGTAGTAATCGAAAGCGGCGATACGCCAGTTGACACCGCTGATTACCCAATAATCTCCGATGTACATATCATCGAAGGTTCCTGCGGCAATGGCCGCATACTGAGCGGCGGTGACGCTCGTACCGAGGTTCTTGCCCCGGTAGATGGAGTTGTGCGCTCCGGCATTGGTGAAAAGCAGAGGAGCAATCTTTTCCTCCACGGGAGCGTTCACGGCACTCTGCAAGTTCCCGAAGGTTACTTTCTTGAGAGCCGCCCCATCGTGAATGAGCAGAAGGTTTCCGCTTGCCGGGGTGGTAAGAGCGGTCAGTTCGGTTGCTTTCTTCGTTTCAATGCTGATAGAACTCATTTGTTATTCCTCCTTATATTTCCAGTCAGCCACGATTGCATTACCCAAATCGTCCACGAGCAGGGTCGTACCGCTGTTGTCAACAGAGATGGGAACGGTGAAGTCATTTTGCAGGGTCATATACTCAAGCTGAGACAGTCTCTCGTCCAGTTCAGTACATTGCTCCTGCAAGTGTCCGGCCACATCATCGGTCAACTGACCTTTGATGTAATCGAACCATTGATTGAAAAGTGCCTGTTGGGTACTCTCGTAGTTTGCCATACGAGCGGCGTACCCGGTCTCAATAGCCGTGAGTTCTGCGTCAGCCTGTTCCTCAAGATTCGAGATATAGGCTTCGTACTCCGAGTATTGAGCGTTGGCCTTGTTCTGAAAGACCGTTTTCTGTGTGGCGAAGTAGGTCTGAAAGTCCGTGTACAGGTCTGTGCCGTTCTCCACCATAGCCATGAGAACATTGATTGCGGCGTTTGTGGCATTTGCGTCCTTCGCACCGTAAAACGAGTTCTCCTTATTGGAGTAGACCGTCACATCGTTGAAGGAAACCGTACCGTCAGCGTTTTCGACCTCTGTGTACTTCCTCAGACCGCTCCACACAGCGTCCGTGTAGTTTTCCTTTAGCGGAGTCCACGCCATCTTACAGCCCTCCCTTCAATCCGAAATTCCATGTCAAAGTCCTCCTTCCGTCATATTGATTTGTGAGCCTGTCGTACAGGTCGAGGATTGCGCTCTCCAACCGATTCAGCTCTTGGTAATTCATGGTCTTCCCGTTTGCCGAGTAAGTGGGAGCAGACCCATACGACCTTTTGAGAGTGTTGGCGTTGATAGTCACCAAGTTTTGTTCAAGCTGATTTATTTCATCAGCATAGAAATAACTGCTTGTGGTACGGTCAGAACCAAGGGAGACAATGGAGAACTCAGCGTACATGGTGATTGCCAAATCACGAAGGTATGCGAGGTTGTTCTTGATTCGGTTGAAATCCGTAGCATTGAACCTGTCCCCGGAGTACACCCCGTTTTCGTCCGTAGTGCCGTACCAATCTGTTTTCGGAGTTGTCCAAGCCATGATTTCTAACCTCCTATCCTTCGTGCTGTGACACGGCCAGCAAAGGCTTGATTGAATTTAATGGTATGTCGGTAGATTGTGACCTTCATACCAGCGTGGAACTCGTTCTCTTGATACACAATGTCGTTTGCGTCAATTTCCGGGTTCCCTCGTGTGTCGTACTCGTACTCAATGCCAGCGGAGTAGTAGTCAGCCAGCCACTCAGCGAGGTCTTGAGCCATTGTCATGTCGGAAATCAAGGGGTTCTCCCACTTGATAGACTTTCCTCTCGCATGAAGGGTCTTGGTGGCATACCGTTCCACGATTTTGTACCGATAGCCCTGCACTTCCAGCCGGAAGGTTCCCGTGGTCTTGTATTTGAGGGTCACATAGTAGTTGCCCCAATCAATGACCTCCGCAAGCCCCTCCTGCTCGTCCAGTAAAGCCCTGTACCCATAGGAAGGGTCTTGGACATAGTAGGTGACTTCCTCGCCGTTTGTGACCTCCACTTCCTCATAAATGAGGTTTTCTTCTCGGTTGCCCTGCTGGTAGGTGTAGCACGGAACCACAACCTCCTTGATAAGCTCCTGCTTGATTGCCTTGGGCGAGGAGGTCATGTCTTTGCGAGTCATGGTGAAGTCCACGACTTCGCTCAGAGAAAAGTGATTCAGCACAATACGGTTGTACGGCTCTTGAGTTCCTGTGAAGGTGATTACCACCTTGTCCATATCGTCAAAGTCATTGACGATTACCATTTCCTTCTCAATCTCGTCCGCACTCGGAGTATAGGTGTTCACCAGCGTGTTCCCGTTGTAGGTGCGAATGATGAACCCGGAAGGAAGGGCTTGACCGAAAACGAGCTTCATACCGTAGTAGGCTCTCACAGCCGCCAACTTGATTGTGACCGTTGGATTGGTAGTAAATCTCCCGTTGGCATTGGATTGAGCCTTGGACACATAACCCGTGGTGAGACCAGCCGTGCCGTTATTTGGAAGGAAGTACATTCCACCATCGGCCACCGTATAGCCCTTGGCAAAAGTGCCGTACTCGGCCTTGTCGCTCTCGCTGAGAATGTTTCCTACATTGGAGTAGGTCTCCTCGCCGTTGGAGCTTGCCGTAGCTTCCGGGACGAAGCTGGACTTAATCTGAATCTCACCCAACCTCGACTGAGACAGCGCACACCGACAAGCATTGGCGATAATTTGCAAGGCTTCCTTGTGCTTCACCCTCGGCATGGGGTTCTGTGTCTTGAGGTTCTTGAGCCGGGGGTCAAGGTAGTAGTGCGTGATACCAGCGTCCCTCATAATCTCCACGGCCAAATCGTAGTAAGACTTGCCAGCCGAAGCGTACAGCCCCTTGATAAACTCCGAGTCCATGTTCCTCAGAACATCTTGGCAACGGATTGTGGCGGTGTTATCGTCACTCTCCCACTCAGAACACAGGAGGTGGTTTCCCTGTACCCACTCAATCTCCCCGGTTTCGGGAAGCTGGTAGCCGTACATAATGTCCATTTCCTGCCCTGTCTCAAGGTAGTTGATAGCGGACTTGGGGTTGTCCACATTGAAGTAGTGGTCGTAATTCTTGAGGGTCACAGAGAAGTCAATCTGCGGCACATCAGCCCCGATGGGAGAGATGTAGCTTTCAAGGGTACTTCCCATGACAGAATCGTTGTAGTACACAAGGCCGTAGCCGAAGCGGATAGAGTAGATACGAAGTCTGCTCTGCGGGTTCTTCATCGTGTAGAACACCAATCTCAGAGAAGTGGTACTCTCGAAGACTTCCTCCGTGGTGAACACAGATTGGTCGTTTCCTCGGAACTCTACCGTGTTGGTGTCACCTACCACATCGAAGTCCACAGGGTAGTTCTCTCCGAAGTTGATTGTCAGCCCTCGGAAATCGGTGGCGATAGTGTTCAAAGAAATCTTGACTTCGCACACCGCCGCCGAGACGAGCCTTGCGCTCACCAGCCCTGTATCGTAGAACCTGTTGGCGGCGGTCTGTCTCGGCAGGAAGTACATGGAACCGTCTACTCTCGTAAAGTTCTGCTCAAGAGTGGCATACACGGTATCGTCCGTATGTTCACCAAAGAGGTTGTCTTTGTTGGAGAAGTAGGCAAAGCTCCCGTTGTCGATACTCGCCTTGGCCTGTGCTTCTTGGTTCACGAGACCGAAGGTTATCATGATGAACCCACGCTCACGGAGAGAGGACTTCATGCTTTCTTTATAGGCTTTAGAGACTTTCTGCATAAAATCACTCCCCCGTGTCGATAAGATTCACCTTGCAATCCTTGTAGTGGGTAGGTCTCCCGTTAGAGTCCACCCAATAGGGTTCGCCTTGGCGGTCTCCACAGTACATTCGTACTGTCTTCAAAGCGTTTGTCACCGGGTCGTTGAAGGTCACATAGAAGAAGAAATTGGACAGTATGCTCAAGATGGTTTCCCATTGGGCGGCGGTCAGCCAAGGCCATTCAAGACCGTCAATCTTGTATTGGTCTCGGCCTACCCGCTGTCCAACTACCGCTCCATTTGCGTCTCGCCCGGAGTTCACAACGGTGGTGACGATTACTCGCACACCTCGCTTGCAAGGAGGTAGCTCATAACCGTTGATTGCCAAATAAGCCATTTTGCTACCTCCTTACTTAGCGAATACAAAGCCGTTGGCTTTCTGCTGTGTCACCACAGCGTCATTGATGGTTCTGTTGCCGATTTGTACGATGGTCTGCTCCTCCTTGTCGGCCTGTCTCTTGGTATCGGAAGCAATCTCCCGGAGAGTGGGTTCCACATACTCACGGTAGAAGTCCCGCATGACCGCCGCCACAGAATCGTTGTCACGCACATTTTTGTATGCGCTCTGCGACTCCTCGTACATGGTCTGAGCCAAACTGTTGGTCGGGTCATAGCTGATTTGGTTCGCAAGGTTGGTGTTCACAGCTTCCGCACTCACGAGGATAGAGCGGATTATAGCGTTGGCACTCACCACCATCTGACTGTTCATGAGCCGCCAAATGGGAGTGAACTGTTGCATACCCGCCACGATGGAACTGTGCATTACTGCGCCGAGCTGGAAGCGATTCAGCACTTCGGTAGTGCCATTCACATGACCCACCATTTCGGGGCCAGCTTCACCAGCCACGAACATAGAACCGTGCGCTCTTCGAGTCCCGCCAGCGTATTTCGGCAGAGCGTTCCAAAAACTCTTTGCGGTGATGATACCGCCGCTTGCAAAGTCACCGAAGCTCACACCGCCGTTTGCGCCAACCGTACCGCCCTTGGAGAGACCAAAGAAGGACTTAATAGAAGTCCACCCGGACTTGAACAGAGAGATACCGACAGACACAGAGGTTCCAATAAAGCTCGAAATAGAAGACCAACCGTTTCTCCACAGCGAGATACCAACCGAGACAGAGGAACCCACGAAGTTCGCAATGGAAGTCCACCCGGACTTGTAGAGGGTAATCGCTTGACTGATAGCCGGGAGACTACCAATCCACCCGGAGACCGTGTACCACCCGCTCTTTGCGAGAGAAATAGCTTGAGATATTGTCGGGATAGTACCAATCCAGTTCTTTACGGTAGTCCAGCCGGATTTAATCAGCGAAATGGCTTGATTCAGTACAGGAATCGAACCTACCCAATTCGCAACGGTTGTCCACCCGGACTTAATGAGCTGAATTGCTTGGGAGATAACCGGGATAGTACCAATCCAGTTCTTTACGGTAGTCCAGCCGCTCTTGATAAGGGCGATTGCTTGGTCGAGCGTGGGGATATTACCCACCCAATTCTTTACCGTAGTCCAGCCATTCTTCACGAGAGCGATAGCTTGGTCGAGGGTCGGGATATTCCCAATCCAAGTCCGTACCGTCTGCCACCCCTGCTTCACGAGTTGAATTGCTTGGTCGAGAGTAGGAATGTTGCCTACCCAATTCTTTACGGTTGTCCACCCCTGCTTGATAAGGGAGATTGCTTGACTCAGCGTAGGAATGTTCCCAATCCAGCCCTTCACGGTCTCCCAACCGCTTTTCACAAGCTGAATACCTTGGTCTACAATGGGAATCGAACCAATCCAGCCCTTTACCGTAGACCAGCCGCTCTTAATGAGCGACACGGCTTGGTTCACAACCGGGATATTGCCTACCCATTCCTTGACCGTAGACCAACCGCTCTTAATAAGACCGATGGTCTGAGACAGAGTGGGGATAGCCCCAATCCAGCCCTTTACGGTAGTCCAGCCCTTCTTAGCGAGGGACACAGCCGCTTCGATGGACACACCTTGTCCAGCGTTCTCCTCCCACCAGCTCTTAGCGTTCTCCCACCATTCAGAAGCGGTGTTCTTCACACCTACCACGAACTCAGAGATAGGATTGTTCTGAATCGCCTTGGAGATTGGGTCAATGACATTCTTCTTAATCCACTTGCCGACATTCTTAATAGGCTCCAAGATACCGTTGAGCAGACCGTTGATTACATCGTCTCCGATTTCCTTCATAACGGTACTCGGAGAGTGAATCCCGAACAGGTCTTTGAATCCTTGCACGAAGGGGTCAACGATGTGTTCCTTAATCCAGCCGAGCGGGTCATTGAAGAACTCGGTAATGCCCTCGCAAAATCCGTCAATGATGGACTGTCCAATTTCTTTGAAACCTTCGAGCTTTTCATCGACCTTCTGCTTGAACTCACCGAACTTCTCAGCTACGGTATTCAGCCCCTCGGAGACCTTCTCGGAGATGGTGTCCCAATTCAGAGCTACACCCGCACCAAGCGAAGCCGCACCAGCCGCAATCAGACCAATACCAAGCGGCAGGGCAACACCCGTCAATGCGAGGATAAGACCGATAGCCAAGAGAGCCGCACCAGCGGCAATTCCGATGTTTTTCAACACCTCTTTAATCTTGCTCGTGATGGTGTCCCAATTAAGGGCAACCCCGGCCACGAGCGATACCGCACCAGCGGCCATGAGAGCGATACCGAGCGGGAGTGCTACACCTGTGAAAGCGAGGACAGCACCTACGGCCAAGAGAGCCGCACCGACAGCGATACCGATTTCCTTCAATACGCCCTTCACCTTCTCGGTGATAGCGTTCCAGTTCAACGAAGCGGTAGCAATGAGACCAACCGCTCCTGCGGCAATCATGGCAATACCAAGAGGAGTAGCCACACCCGTAAACGCAAGGACAGCACCGATACCAATGAGCGCACCACTCACGATAGCGGTAATTGTGCTGATAGAACCCTTGAGGTCTCCTGTGATAGCGTCCCAATTCAGAGCCACAGCCGCTACGAGAGACACCGCTCCTGCGGCAATCAAGCCGATACCGAGCGGGATATTTGCCCCGGACAGCGCAAGAAGCGCACCAAAGGCCAGCAAAGCACCGCCCACGATAGCTTCCAGCGCACCAACCGCTTTCTTCATCGGAGAACTGAGGAAGTCCCAATTCAGACCAGCGGCGGTCACAAGACCGATTGCACCAGCCGCCATGAGCGCAATACCGAGGGGAACATCGACACCCGTAAAGGCGAACAGCGCACCCATAGCCAGCAAAGCACCGCTCACGATGGTGGTGAGAATGGACAGAGCGTTCTTCAAGTCCCCGTGAAGGAACTTCCAGTTAATCGTTGCGGCAGTTGCCAAAGCCACAGCTCCGGCCACCATGAGAGCCGCACCGAGCGGGACATTCACCCCGGAGAATACGAGAAACGCACCAATAGCGAGTAGGAACCCTCCCAAGATACCCGTAATGAGCGTGAGTACCCGTGCCAATCGGTCAGACATGGAGTTCCAGTTTGCCGCTATCACAGAAGCAAGCCCAATCGCACCGACAGCCATAAGACCAAGACCGAGAGGGATATTCGCACCCGTGACAACGAGGATAGTACCGATTGCGAGAGCAAAGCCGCTGATAACCGCTTCGATTTCGGACAATGCGCCCTTAATCATGTTGACAATATCATCGACCTTAGACGCTACGAGGTCTCCAAGGAAGTCATATTCGGGAAGCTCGAAATCAAGGCCACCACCCCCGCCGCCGATACCAGCACCAGCTCCACCACCGCCACCGTTTTCATCGTCCGGGGAGATGATATTCAGCTCGTCAATGCCGAGGAGGTTGTTCTTGAGTTTCTTTGCGGCCTTGGCCGCTCCACCCAAACCGTCTTCCGTTGCTTCTGCGGCGTCAGCCACCGCACCAGCACCAGCGGAAATACCGCTGTAATCAATCTCCGGCAGGGCAAACCCGAACAGGCTTGCGATTGCGTCAGCAATCATTCTGATTACCTTCGCAAGAGCGATAGCGTAGGGCAGAACCGCATTAAGAGCGGGAATGAAGATATTACCCAAAGCTCTCGCACATTGCGTCACCTGTGCTTGCAGGACACGAAGCTGGTTCGCCGGGGCATTGAGCGTTCTCGCCATATCGCCCTGTGCGTCCGTAACCTGTGTCATGATTGCGTAGTACCGAAGCTCGGACTTCTCAGCCTGTGTCATAGACTGTACCGTTCTATTGATACCGAGCCTATACGCTTCCTGTTGCAGACGAGCCACAGACAGGTCATAACCGAGCCTACGAAGCGGCTCAAGCTCACCAGCGATACCCGATTGCAACTTCTGAAAAGCGTCTTCCACAGAAATGTTGTAGAAGGAAGAAATATCATAGCCGAGCTGAGTGAGGTTCTTGCTCATAATCAAGGCTCTGTCGTTTGCCACACCAAAGCCCTTGATAATCGTGTTGAACACACCTTGGTTTCTCAGCCAGTTAGCCGGGTCAATACCCATAATGTCGGAAACCCGCTCGGCAAACTCCTTCGCCGCTTCTGCACCATCACCCAAGGCTACCGTGAACAGGTTCAAATCCTCCACATACTTGTTGGACTGAGTAATCCAGCCAGCAATGACATTTGCGGCCATTCTTACCGTGTTCATAGCCATTCGAGCTTTCGCCCAAAGGTTGACATAACTCTTTTCAGTTCTCTCATTGGCTCTCCTCAGAGTGTCCGTGGACTGTACCAGCCTACGGATATTGGCCGGGAGATTGTTGAAAGCCGCCGAGATAGCATTGAGCTGATTTGCCAGCGGAGCGAGAGCATTGGACAACTGCTGAATCTGAGTGGTGAAGGTAGTCCAGTCCATAGCCTTGAGGGTCTTCGCCAGTTCCGGGAGCTTGTTCAACTGCGTGATTGTGGATTGCAACCCCGTAGCCTTACCGATGTTCCCAAGAGAACCGAGGGCGTTGGACACCTGTGCCACACCCGAAAAGTCCACCCCATTGAGGGAGGAAGCGGCAGAGCCGATGTTCTTGAGCTGATTTCCGATAGAGGAAGAAATCTTGAGACTTCCCAAGCCCTTCAACTTCTCCAAGCTATTCGCCAGCTTAGTGATTTTGTCAGCCGAGGAAGCGTCCATAGAATTAAGGGCGGTACTGAGATTGCGTATCTGATTCGCTACGCTGTTCAATCCCATGCCGCCCTTTGTTGCGTCTTTCAGTCTTGTCAAAGAAGCGGAAAGAGCGTCAATGCCTTGTACAGCCGAACTACCGTTCTGCTTTACTTCAAGTTCAAGAGACTCGATTGTAGTAGACATTTAACTCACTTCCTTTCTTCAAAGTGTTTATTGTTCGCCACCATGAGGGCTTGCATATAGCGAAGACCCTTCTGTGACTTCTCCTTCTCCTTCTTGAGTTTTGCTTCCTCCACAGACTTCTCGTCAATGGGGTAGGGTTCCTCAACATAAGGTTTAGGTTTAGCTCCCTTTTTGGCGAAAGCGTGAAGTACGGGAGTAAGCCGAGAGATTGCGTCATAGATGTACATACCCTGCAACCACGCTTCTTGATTGACCCTCTCTTTGCGTAGCTTCTCAGCTTCTCGGTAATCAATCGTGAGAGTGCAATCCTTATCCCAATACTGTTCCTCCGTCATGCCTATTGATAAGTAATAGGGGAACTTTCGCTTGAACATCTCCGCAAAAGAATGAGGGGTAGGGGCAGTACCCCCACCCCTCTCGTCAGCGGATTGAGTCTCGGACTCGGAGCTACTTACCAGCTCGTTGTCCAGTCCACGTTTCCCTCCGATTCGGCGGGTTCCTCGACAAGAGCCATGATAGGCTCGTTGTACATCTCGGCCAGCTTGCCGATAAGCTCCTCCTTGTTCTTCATCTTGGCGAAGATGGAGTCAATGACCTCCTGCTTGACGAAGCGGTGGTGAGCAAGGAACGCACCAGCGAACAGAGCGGGGAGAGTGGACATGGGCTTGGCTTCCACCTCGGAAGCAATAAAGCCCTTGCGCTCCATCTCGGTTACGGTTCTGCGGGTGAACTCAAGGACATACTCCTTGTCCTCATAGGTGAATCTGAGCTGTTTTGCCATGACGCTTTTCCTCCTCTGAATTACTCACCGTCAGCCATAGTGATAGGCGTAGACGGAGCGATAGTGATGGTCATGTCAACGACCTCGTTGACACCGCCGCCGACAGGGAACACGGAGAGCTGACCCTTGAACTCGAACTTGCCGTGGGAACCATCGGGGGTGAGAACATTACCGCTCTCAGTACCGCCGAACCACACGGCGAACTCCTTCTCAGTCCCCTCAAGAGCCTTGAGCTTCTTATAGTCAGCCAGCACATAGTTGGCGGTGAACTCAAGAGCGTCAATGCTCTGAATACCGGGGATATAGGTCTGCATTTTGTCAGACAGGGTGGTGGTCTCCAACATTTCGGGAGTACCGCCAAGGTCGGGGAACTCCTTAATGTCAATCAGCTTCTCATAGGTCTCGCCGGAACCCTTCATCATGAGAAAGATTTTGTAGGTGGAAATAGCCATTTTTCATTACCTCCTGTAAATAGTATGGTTTCTGTCTATCACAGCCCGGTAGCGTCCGAGCATACGGTAGATTGTTGCGTCTTCTGCGTTGGGAATGGGTTCAAGCATTGTGCGAGTGAAATTCAGCTCCATCAAAAGCTCGTCCACAAAAGACGCTATCTCCTTGCACTCAGCTTTCTTCCCGGTTTTCTTGTTGGAAAAGACTTGCAACTCATAGCTAACCGCTACATGGTTTTCTCGTCCTTCTGTGGACTGAGTTTTTCGGAAGGTTGCATTGTCTATCTCCACAAGAGATACGCAAGGGAACGAGGGTGGTGCGCTGACATATTCGCCAGTCATGAAGATTTTCGGGTACTTTGCCCGAACCTTCGTTGAAATCTCGGTAAAGATTTCGGACTCTGCGTCAATCATTGAAACACCTCCCTTGCGATAGAAGCGGCTTCTCGGCTTACTGTTTGGACAGCGTGGTACATCGGCATTGTGGCCGGAGTGCCGTGAGTGATTTTCAACTCACCGTCCTCATAAAAACCCCACGCTTCCTTCTTGCCGTTCTCACCAAAGCCGCCGATGGTGAAATTGAGGTCATTACCGTAGGGGTTGGGTGATTTCCCAATCGCACCTTTGCCGCCGTTGTGGTAGATACCAGCACCGAACTCGACCCAAACTGCGTCAGTCCCGTTTGCAACTACGGCATATCCTTCATCTCGCTTCTCGACTTTGACCTCGACATTTGCTTTCCTTGGGCTTCCGCTTTTTTCGGTCAAATCGTCAACGATTGCACCGCTGAAACCGCTTTGAGCTTCTTCGGCCAACCTGTCAGCGATTCGCTTGAGCAATTCGTCACACTTGGCTTCAAAGTCTCGCTTGAACTGCTCCAATTCCCGGATTGCCCGGTTTATCTCCCTCTCCGAAAGCCCAAAGGAAATTACCTTCTTACCCACCGACAGTCACCTTGCTTACCGCATAAGAGACATTGTTCAAGCTCTCAGCGACCTTCTTGACGATGTAATCATGAGGAGTAATTACCTCTCCGTCTTCATTCACCGCCAGCGAACCGTCCTCATTGAGCTGTGGAACCGTGTCAATCCATAGAATCGTGTACTCGTCAATGGGAGAGGCTTCTTTGTCCATGACAATCACCTTGTCATAGGACACATTCTCGCCAAACTGCCTTGTCTGCGTCTCGCCTTTTGCGGCAGAGATGTTTGCAGAGCATTTCACCGGGTTTCCGTGCTTCACATCGGACTCACCCAAGGTGTTCCCGTACTCGTCCACAAGCGGTACTCGCTCGGTGAACAGAGCGTAGTAGAAGTCAACCTTATTCCGATTCATACACCTCATGAGCCACCCTCCTCGTCGGAAGTCTCACTCGTGGTCGAGGAGAACACCCCGACATGAGGAGTGATAGTCTTGAGCATAGAAGCGGGAATATCAGCACTTTCGTACTGTCTCGTGATACCGTTTTCGGTATGAGAGGTCTGTCCTTCTGCACCACGCTTGTTCAACATATAAGCGGCAATTTCCAGTTGCAGGAACTCGTACTTGGCGGGAACCTCGGTCACATTGTCCCGGTAGGGATAGGTTTTTGCGAGAATCTTACTTCCGGCCAGCTTGAGGAAGGTGGACAGCACTTCGTCAGTATCAGAGCCACCGACAAGAGCCTTGAGAGCGGTCAGTTTTTCAGTATCAGTCATGTTGCCCACCTCCCATCATTAACCAGCGGAAATGGTAATCTTGACAGCCTTGGTAGCGTCAGTCAGAGCCGCAAGGTAATACTTGCGAGACCAAATGCTGTTCTTACGAATGTTAGCGTCACGCTCCTGCTCGATTTCCACGCCCTTCTTGTTGAACAGCGTCACGGCCTGTCGAGTAGCGACAATGCAAGTGCCAGCCACAGCGTCCTTCTTGGTGTACAGGTTCACACCCGCCACAGTACCGACATAGCCAGTACGGGCAAACGCTTCGACATATTTCAGCTCGTCCTTGAGAGCCTTGCGGATAGCCGCCATGTCGGTGGGGCAGACGAAACCGAAGGTGTGAATCTGCTTCGGGTCATTGTCAGTACCCTCGACATTGATTTTCGCCACAGCGTCAGCGAAGACACCGAAACCGTAGGCCGTATCGGTCACGGACAGAGTAGCCTTGTTGAACTCAGCGAAAATGTCAGCATTGACGGTGTTGAACATATCCGTACCCATGTGCCGGACACCAACGGGAACCAGCATGGGGTCGGTCATTTCCTGCTCGTCAAAGTAATCGAAGCGGTTCTGAGCAAGCAGAATCGTGTAGTCCTTGTCGGTGTACTTCACCTCGATGGACTTGGTGTTACCGTTACCCATCGTCAGCTTCTCGGTGCCATCGGTAGCTTCGTAAACATTGATTTTACGAATCATACCGGGAGTACCCACCAGCGAATTGTCCACAGTACAGAACTGCTGGAGGTCGAGGTGGGAGTTGTACTGGTCTTCTACCTCGTTGGACAGGTAGAAATTGTCGTAAATGATATGAGCCATTACTCATTACCTCCTGTGTTTACATAAAGTTCTTTGTATTCCTCCGGGTGTTCCTGCGAATACTTGAGTCTGTCGGCAGGGGACATTTCCCGGAGCTTCTTGAGCGTCATGGTAGCTCCGTCACCATCGGGAGTAGGCTTCGGAGTATTTTTCAGAGCTTCCGCACGAACCTTCTTCTCAAAGGCTTCGAGGTGCTTCTTCTGATTGGCAAAGACCTTATCCAGCTTGCCATCGGCCATTGCTTCTGCGGTTTCCTCGGCAAGAGCTTCCTCGTACCCAAGGGCAATCAGCTTCGCCTTGTTCTTGGACACGGTGGACTCCCTGCGGAGAGCGTCAAGCTCTTTCTGCATGGACTCCTTTTCCTCCTGCTCCTTCTGCTTGGCGGCTTCATCGTCCGTCAGCTTGTCCCGGAGTTCCTTCTTCTTTGCCGCCAGCTCAGAAGCGGTTTTGTCGAACTGCTCCTTGGGGACATAGCCGGAGTAATCGGGGTCGGGAACATCGTAGGCTTCGAGAGCCTTGAGCTTGTCCTCTGCGGACATTTCCGCATAGCCCTCAATTTTGCTTACATCAATCTTTGCCATAGTGGTTTCCTCCTTGCGTTTTACTGTCTTCTCTGACATTCAAATTTTGCGATTATGGTCTTCTCTGACCTTTGCGATTTAAGGCTTCTCTGCCTATCTCAAGCGGCTTGCGCCGTTCAAAATCACTCGTCCTCCGGGGTCGGAGGGTTCTTTTTCTGCTCCTCCAAGAGTTTCGCTTGCTCCTCCTCGTAATACTTCACACTCATGGCGTAGGCTCTCTCCGGGTCAACGAACAGACCGGAGTGCTGGAAAGCGAGAAGCGGGTGAATCTTGTTGTTTTGGAGCATGGACACGAGAACTTGGCTCTTGCTCTGAATGTTCTCGTAATTGCGGCGGGTGAACTGCAACTCAATATCCTTGAGTCCAAGGTCGAAATCGCTCAGTTCCCGGCAAATCCGAAGAACCAGCTTGAGCATTTTCTTCTCGGCTTTCTTGAACATATTTTCGCTGTCCTTGGCTCTCGCTTCGGCCAGCGACCAACCGTCACGAAGTACCACAGCCGCTCCCGTATCGGAAGTAGAAGTGCCGCCGTTTCGGTTCGGCATACCGCAAATCGTGAGAATGGCGTTGTAGCAATCCTCCTTCAAGGTCTGAGTCTGCGTCTGATTGAGGTCTGTGGTAACAACACCAACATCGGCGTTTGCACCATCAACGGACTTGACCTTGATTGCGCCGAGCTTCAAGAACTCCTCGTACTCCTCCTTGGAAATCTCACAGTTGATGAACTTGATAAAGGCTTGAATGACCTGTTCCACTCCGTCCATGCGGTTGGAGGTGATGTTGTTCATCGTGTCGAGCAGAGGGAGAACGATTTCAAAGGAACCGAGCCGAGCGTTATTGGCCGGGTACTCGAAAATGGGAACCATGTCAAGAGCGTGGGGCTTGGACTCTTTGAGAAGACTCTCCTCCACGAGATAGTAATGGTTCTCCGTGTAGATGGAGTAATGAGTAATCTCGTTATCGTCCTTGGCATACTTCACGGCCATGATGGGCTTGTTCCCGATTTCGTTGGAATAGACCACGAAGGTGTCCCGTGGGTCGAGCGTGTACATCTCAAAGGGGGCTTCGTCTTCGTCCCCGGAATCATCGGGAAGCACCAGCCGATAAGCCGTGCCACAAATCATCTGCCACTCGACAATCTCTTGGTCTTGAGCGGCCTTGTCCTCTGCGAACATAAGCTCATTCAGCCGAGTGATAGCCTTGGTGATAGACTCCTCACCGTTCTTGCCGATGTACTGAATCGGCTCACCGCACAGATAGCCAACCTTGAAGGAAACAATCTCGTTTGCCCGGTTCTCCACAATCTTGTTGCAGATTTCGGGGCGAACCTCCTTCTGACGATACAGAATGGGTTGCTTGCCCTTGTAGTAGTTCCACAGGTAGTCAATCTCGGAGCGATTCAGAGCATGGACAGCGAGAGCTTTCAGAAGCACTTCGACCACATTCTCGTCCGTGATTTCTTTCACGCTGGTCTTAATGACCCTGCGGCCAAACATCTGTCGGGTCTCAGAAAGACCCTTGCTCTCGTCAATCTGATTTGCCAAGATGAACCCTCCCTTCTGTGCAAATAAAGAAAGCGCATGACTGTTCGACCTCTACGGTCTCGCAATCATGCGCCAAAATACTATATCTTGTATCTCAAGTTTGAGTATAACACAAGATATAGAGTTTGTCAACATAATTCGGATAATTTCTTACCACGGTCTCTTAAAGATTTCCACTTTCTGTCCCGTGAGAGACTGGACGAACTCTGCATACTGAGCCATGCCATCGGGAACATCGTCATGCTTGTTCTTTCCGGCAACCGTATAGGTGCAAAGCATATCCATCATCTTCCCGTAATCGCTCTTTTTCTCATAGAGCGAAGGGTGTTTGAACAAGCAATGCTCCTTGACCCATGCGCTGTTAACAATTATCTTCGTCTCTTTATTGGCCGTGGTGAACTTTGTCGTAATGTGAGTAATGCCGCCCTTCTTCCTCACACCTTCCTCTACCTTCTCAGCCACTCGCCGCCCTGCTGAGTTGGACTCAAAGCGACACGACTTCACCTTATCCCGTACAAGAATCTCCACCAGCCGAGCGTCCACGATATTCGGCAAGCCATTATCACACACGCAATCGTCAATGTAGTGGTCTTCTCCGTAGACATAGCCCACAGGCAGAAAACAATAGTCCTTACCCTTGTCCTTTGTGTCACAGATACCGATAATAGCGTCCGGGGGTTCCTTGGGAAGTTCCCAATACCGCCGAAGCTCGTCTTGATTGTAGACCAAGCCCTCACGCTCAATCGGCTCATTCATATACAAGGCTCTCCATGAAGCATCGTCCATAATGTTCCTCTGCTCGTGATAGAAGTGAGTGGAGAACCCGACACCGTAGGCATAGTCAAAGTTCGATTCATCGTTCTCGTCAAGAGCAGGAATCACAATGAACTTTGCTCTATCGCTCTCCCCGTACTCAGTCTCAAGCCGCCCAATCACATCATGAACAGACCAGCGTGTAGCGATATGAAGCTCTTTGCACTTATCGCCAATCTTACGCTGTCTCAAGTCCGTGGTGTAGGTCTCCCACAGCTTGTCAAGCCGCTCTTTGGACAAGGCCACCTCGATACCACTCACCAAATCGTCACAGTAGAGCAGGGTGGCGGCTCGGTATAGACCAGCATTGCCCGTTCCGATGGAGGTGAACTCCAATGTCTCAAAACGCTGTCTCTTGTCGAGGTCAATACGACAGTCCTTAGCATTGGTGTTCGATACCTTGATACCGGGGAACACATCATGCCACAGGTAGTCCCCGTTCTCGTCAAGGATTCTCAGCACCTCGTCATAAACTCCACGGACAAAGGAGTTCGAGTGAGAGCCTGTGAGCATAGGCTCGTTGGGGATTCTTCCGGCCAGCCATGTAAGAAAGAAGATTGCCAGCGTGGTCTTGCCGGAGCCGGGGGGAAGGGAGATGGAGAGCAAGTCCAGTTTATCGTCAGCCAGCTCTTGAAGACAGTCCACCACCTGTTTCAGCACCTTCCTCCGGGGCGGGTAGAACTTCTTCTCCGGTGGACGGTTCCACTCCACATAGAGGAGATAGCTGTCGAAGTCATATGGGGCGGCGGCAAGGCACACCCGCTTGTGGAGTGAGAAAATCTTCCTCAGTTCATCGTCCGACAAGGCCGGATTTCGGATTGCGCTCTCACAAAGAGCGGAGAGAGTCTTGAGATACTTCACTCCGAGAGCCGTGTCCGTCTTCATGGCTTCCTTGCACATATAGTACAAGTCCTCGTAGGCTTGATAGGAGAACCCCTTCTCAATACTCTCAAGAATCTTGTCAAGTATCTGTTCCATAATACCTCCAAAAAAGAAAAGGTGCGCTACCGACAGAGCCTAAGCTCCGTGCGATAACGCACCTTCTGATTATTTGATTTCACCGCTTTCCGTTCATTTTCATAGCGTAGTAGAGAATAGCAAACGGAAATATGAGAATTGCCAGTACAATCATAGCGTGTACTTCTCGCCGTTGGACAGTTCTACCGTTACCGGGGAATCATCGGCAGGTTGAAATGTCCAAATCACCTTGGCGGTCACACCATTTTGAACGCTGGTGTCGCATTGGATATAATCGTCAATCTTGTTGCCCGTAAAGACTATCACCGGGATTTCCACCCCGTTCTGATAGGCTTTCACATTGACCCAATCGGCAGGGAGAGCGGACTCGCCGCTGGAATTGGTGTACTCGGTGTACACACAGACCAGCTTGTAGTCCTCCTCGTTCATCGAAATGGTTCTGACCTCACCTCCAAGGTAGGAGATGGTATGCTTTGGTGTGGTTTCACCACAGGCAGAGAGGGATAAGACCATCACCAAAGCTAAAATCATGGCTATTTTCCTCATTTTGACCTCCTCGAAGTAGTTAAAGTAGTTGTTCTTCTGATTTTTCGTATAACTTCTCTTAATAGCGGCCTATATAGCAAAAGTTTACGCAAAAATTGATTTTCAACTACTTTTACTACTTGCCACCTTCGAGATACCTACCTGTTTGCACTTCCGAAAGAAGGTAGATTCACTCATTCCCGACTCAGAAATAGCGTCTTTCAAAGTCAACCGTCCGTCAGCCCACCCATTCGCCAGCGTCATGAACTGATTTGTCACGGGAATAGGCTTCCGGCCTTTGTACTTGCCCTCACGCTTGGCTATGGCTATACCCTCGGCCTGTCTCTCAAGCGTGTTCTCCCGCTCGAACTGATAGATTGCGGCGAAGACGGTCATAACCAGCCGCCCTTGAGGGGTGGTCGTATCAATCTTCTCCTTGTCTGAGACCAGCGATACCCCACGCTCACCCAAAGTGTTCACCGTGTCAATCAAATCACGGGTGGAACGGGAGAGACGGGAGAAGGACTCCACATAAAGCGTATCACCTTCCCGGAGGAAAGAGAGCATGGCCTTAAACTGTGGCCTGTTGGTGTCTTTGCCACTCAGCTTCTCGGAGAACACCTTTTCCACACCAAAGGTCTTCATGAGTTCATCTTGTCTTGCCGGATTTTGGTCTGTGGTGGAGACTCGTACATAACCGACCTTCATGTACCCACCTCGCTTACTGCTCTCGCTTCACATAGGTGAACTCAATGTCATAGCCGAGAGCTTCCATCATCTCCACGAAGGTCTTATTGAGCAGACCGTCCTTCTTCTTGATGATACGATTCACATACTGACCTGTGGTTCCGATGGTCTCACCGAGTTTCTGTTGGGTGGTATTCTGCTCAAGGCACTTGACCTTCACATCAAGCTCAATGTTGTTGCGTACCATAGCGCACCTCCTTTAGATGAACAGCGGGAGAGACCTTTTGTTTCTTACCGGGTTTGTTACATTCCAGTCTTTGATTCTCCCGGAGAACTCCCGTGCCGTTTGATGGTATTATAGCACATGGATATGGGGCTGTCAATACGAATAAGATAAGTTTTTATCTAAAATGAGCCTTTTTATTTTTTCGGGGTACTCAGCCGACTCCCTGCGCTTTCCGGCCTTGCGTCCGTTCCCCCTCCGGGGGTATGCCCTCCACGGCTCCAAAATTCCCCCCGGTACAGCTTCCCGGCCTTGACTCTTTCCCCGCTCCTACTATCAATAGAACCCCCGCACGATTGACAGCACACCCAAAACGGGAAAACGCACCCAAATGACAGCACACCCGCACACCGTCAAAAGGATATACCCCAATGACAGCGCACACCAGCCGAAAAAGCCCACGGAAAGAGGGTAAACAATAGCAGAATACACCAGCACAATAAAAAGCCCTGTGCGGCTATTTGTGACGGGGTACAGCGTCCATTATAGGCGGGGACGGGTAAACACACCAGCACAATAAAAAGCCCCGTGCGGGGCATTTCAGCGGCTCCACACGGGGCATATTATGTTATATATTCATCTTGAGCAAATCAGCCAAAACAATAAACGGAAAAATCAGAATACAGAATACAATCAACTTTCTTTCCCTCCTCTATCATGCAAAAGTGAAGCGGCGGCTTGTGCTTGTTTTGGTATATGCGGCGGCTATGTCGGGAAGCTCTTTCTTTAATGCCGTTGTATCAATCCGGGAAGAAGTGACTTCTTTATAACTTGCCTTGTGTTCCGCTCCTGTTAGTGTGTCCTTCCCGCTTTTCATCATGATTTGTTTTAGTGTGTCCTTCAATCCTTCAATATGGGAAGTGATTTCTTCATTCATGCGGGTATATTCTGCAAGCTCTTTCATAATGCTATCAATATTCATTGTGTAAACCTCCTGTTAAAATTCAGTATCCACAACGGTTAGAATGGATACCCATAAATCAATGTATTGTGTACTCCATCTGTAATTGTCCCGGTCTTCAAATTCCGTTTTGCCCGTGATAACATAACCAACTTGTTTTGTTTCACCGTCTTTTGTGTCAATATACATCGGGCTTTTGTTCCTCAAGGCATTAGCGGAAATTGTGATATAATGCTTTTCCTCCACGGCTTCCCGGTACTTTTCCAACGCTTCCCGGATATTTTCGGCGGCTATGCGAATTTCTCCAACAATGTTAGAATCAATCCACCACTTTTTATTGTTGTACTCTTTCATTGTTGCCGTTGTTTTGAAGATATAACTTTTCATTTTGTGACCTCCTCCAATTTATAAAAGCCCTCTTTCAATGCTTCAATCTTGAAACGCTTTCCCCATTTAGAAAGCTCTTTCACACATTCCAGCGGATAGCCCCGGAAAATATACGGGTTAGAACCATCGGAAAACTGAAAATGAATTATGATTCTTTCACGCTTGACATAATAGGCCGGATAATAACCCGTTTCAGCATTGCAATTATAGAAAGTGAAAGCATTTACCAGCTTTTCAAAATCGTTGTATTGTCCATCAAGGAATTTATTTTCCCATATCCCCAAATTGTAAAAATTGTTTTCGGGATTCAGATTGCAAGGGATAAACAGAACGGATAAACCAGCGTTATAAATGGCGGCGGCTTGCGTTTTGTTTACTCTTTCCAGCGTTCTAAAATCATACTTATTCATAAATCACACCCCCATTTAATTTGCAAAACTCTTTCAAAAGGGATTCAACTTGCTTTTGCTTTTCTTCAAATGGCGTTTTGTTGTCCCAACTCCAAATGTCACGGGCTTTCTTTTCATATTCCCCGATACCCTCAAGCCGTGAACCGGGCATATTTCTATAACCCGTGCAAATCGTGACCCCGTAAACCTCATATACATCAAAATTCCAGCCATACACCCCGCAAGTATAGGCAATCGGGGAATGATTTCTAAGAAGGTGTGCTAAATCGCAATACCCGGCACACTTGACATTAACAGAACCCGCAACAATGGCTTTTCTTGTGGTTTTAATTTTCATCTTTCTAACCTCCATTTATATTTGTGTTTGGTTTAGCGGTACAGCGTCCCGGAATAAGTGGCGGCTTTTTCGGCGGGTGTGATTTCGTGGGAAAGTTGGAAAAACCCGGCCTTATTCAATCCGCAAAATGCTTTAATGTGTCTTCCTGTTGTTGCGCTCCACCCTGTATAGAGCCTTGACAGCTTCCCGGCCTTGTCTCTTTTAATAATCGGTGTGTCATAACTGTAAAGCGTTTCGGAACCATCGGAACCAATAACAACTTTTGCTTTCCCGTAAAAGCTCTTGCGTCCGTCCGTGGGAATCAGTTCATACATTTTCATTTGTTTTACCTCCTGTTTATCCGTTTCGGATTGTTTGTTGTCCTGTTGTGACTATAAGATAACACAATTCGGATTGCTTGTCAATACTTTTTCTGAAATTTTTTATCTTTTTTGTGTTAGCTTCAATCCGAAAAGGATTAGCGGCGATTTCTATATAATAAGGTATAAAGGCCGGGAAAATACACCAGCTCCACCAGCCGCCGCCCCGCTTCCCAGCTTGCTTTCACACGCTAAAGTGCTACACTTTCACGAGCTAAAGTACCGGGACATTTTCGGACAAAAATTGCCCCCGGAATCCCGCTCGAAATCGAGCCAAAATCCGAGGGCAGTTCTGCCATAGTCGAAAGTCGTAAAAGTCGAAAGTCGTTTGAGAGTCGGAGAGTCTTAGTCGTTCTGAGAGTCGTTCCCTCCGTCAGAGTCGGAGTCGCTGTGAGAGTCGATAAGGTATCTCTGTCGGATAGAGTCAGCGTCATAGTCGTTGTCGCTCTGCTGATTCGGGGTAAGAACATACTCGGTCTTGTCTTGATAGCCAAAGTTGTTCTTGCCGAGAAAGATACCAGCCACGGGATTGACCTTGCCGGAGTTCATGTAGGTTTCCCATTGATTTTCCATCATAAAATACGCCTTTTTAATGAAGTCAGACACCTCCGGGCGCAACGAAACCTTCTCACCCCTCCCATTGTAAGGAGCGTCATGGGTCACACTCCAAAGCCATTGTCGTGGGTGTCCATTCAGAGCCAATGCCATACCTACCACAGTAGGCTTGAGGTCGTACCTTGCGTACAGGTCAAAATACTCAGTAATACGCTGTGCCACCTGTTCCACATCTTCAAGGTCTATATTCGGCATATTGAAAAGCTCTATATTCAACCTCGCAATCTTCGAGTTATCACCCGGCTCAAGGTTGTACCCATTCATACCAATGACGGGAGAGTTCCCGCCACGGGGTTTCTTCTTCACCACCGTGACTTCCTCAGTCCCGGTCTTTGCAATTTCGTCATTCTTCCGTGCCATCTTCGTCATTCCTCCATTTCATGACATAATTGAACCCAGTATCTTCATGCAGAAGCACACAGCTCCCACCATAATTTTCACGCTCAAAAGAGTCTCCTTGCGAAAAACAGACTCCTATCCCCCGGCAAAACAGACTCCTACCTTTTGAAAAAAAGTCTCCTCCCCGCCGAGAGTCCTCTTTTCTTCTTATTCTTCTTGGGGAAGTAGTAAAAGTAGTGGAAAATCAATTTTTGCGGTAAACTTCTCTTATTACGCGCGTATATAGAGGAACTTATACGCAAAAACTAAAGAACAACTACTTTTACTACTTCACCCTCAAAGAGTCGAAAAGATAATTTTTCAATCTCATTCGTGCGATTTCACAAATGTCGTTTTTGATAATTTTTCAATCCGTTTCGGATTAGTTGTCCACATAAAGTATAATGCAGGGCTTCCAGTACGGCTCATACTCCACCAGTCGGTCTTCGATAAACTGCTCAAACTCATTGTCAGACCCATCGAAGTTGGAGTAATGGTCTTCCATGTCTTCCCGGAAATCGTCTCTATCGGTATAGCACCGTTCATTGTTGACTTCCTGCATACAGTCAAGGAACTCGCCCTTGCTTGCCGAGACATGACCGCAACTCATATAGGAGTAGTCCCCGGAGTTACAATCCTCCCCGGCAAATACGAGCAGGGGCAAGCCGGGATTGTCAACGAGAAGCTGTCTCAGCTCGTCAGAAGCGTGAAGCAGAGTCGTAGGTCTACGCTCAAACTCAGTCATTTAGTATTCCTCCCAATCTTCGGTTTTCGGCTCATACACACCCGGAGAGTCGAAGTCGATTACCTTCTCCACCTCCACGGGCTTGAGCTTTACAATGCGATAGTCTTTACCGCAAGTCCTGTGAAGGTAGTCGTACTTCGCTTCGGCCAGCGTGTCGTAGGTCTTCACTTGGTTAAGACTCGTGCGCTGGTGACGGGGGAAATACCGAAAGTCCGTGCCGAACAGGAACTTCCCCGTCTTGATATTCCGAATAGCGTACATCTCGTTACCTCTTGCTCATAGCCAGCTCTACCACCTTGTCGAAGCTGTCCTTCACATCTACCGTGCCATTGAGAGTGTGAATCTTGCACCCGTTCTCAGATGGAGAGACATGAGTTACGGCGGCAAGGTTCACCAGCACACTTCGGTCATAGAGTCCTGTCAGCAACACAAACATTAGACTACCTCCTTGAGCTTCAAGCCCCAATAAATTACGAACCCGCTTGAGGTGGACTTCCTGTCGAACCACTCCGGGTGTCGCTCCATCTCAGAGTTGAACTTCCTCGCTGAGAGCTGGAAAGCTCCCTCGGACTTCGCCCACATCTTGAAAGCGTTATACAGGTCTTTGGCCTTGATGTTTGCGCTCTCGTCCCGTGTGCAACGGCTCTCAAGGTACTGCAACACCAAATCGTTGTCCCGCTCGTACTTCTTGACTACCGCTTTCAGCTCCTCGGCCATCTTGAGACCCTGCTCCTTGTAGCGGATATACCCACGCACCAGCCACATGAAGATACCGCTCATGGCTTCGGGAGAGGTTAGCTCGTCCTTGAGGTGGGTGTCCTGCTCCTGCGGGGAGAAGTGACGATTGAACTCAATCACCTTGATACGCTCAGAAGCGAACAGGCTCTTGTCCGTCACCATCGGAAGGTCGTTGCAGGAAAGCCAAAGGGTAAATTGCGGCTTGAAGGGG